CTCATAACTTAATCAATTACGCTTTAATTATTTCTCCCTAAGCCATATGGATATAAAGTATTTGAGTTATTAGTATTACTAACACAGCCGTCTTTATATACTTTTCTATGATTTTTCAACGCTTTCTAATTGACACCTATCTAAAGCTTTAAATACTTTCTTATCCTCAAATCTGTAGCCAGATTTGAGTCTGCATCAGTTCTTTAATTCTTTACTTTGGGATTCAATTAGAAAGCTAACACATAGGTCTCTTTAGTGCAGACCCACGTGACTTACGCACGATGTGGGTCTGCGATGTATGAGCGCCACTGTATTTGTAGTGCCTAATTAGTAAATTTGGGCTTTTCCCTTGTATACTAAGGTGTTTATTTGTAGTGGGTATGAAATTTGGGCTTTTCTGCCCTTAAAAAGCCCAAATTTTTGGATACCGCCCGTGGGGCTAGGCACTACAAGGTGAGCGTGCAGAGTGAGTTTCCATCATATAGCGAGAGTTGAAGTTTAGGCACTACGGGCGCTTAACCCTAACCACAAATTTTTTAAAATATAAAATAAAAGAAAAAAGCCAACATGGACAAAGAGGTTTCAGAGTTGGCTTTCTTATAATCAATATAGAAAAGTATATAAACTTTTTTATTTTATTTTCTTTATGAAAAAAAACCCTGATGTAATTGTAGGCACTAAAGAGCAATCACTATGGCAAAAAGTAAAAAGAGTGACAGAGGAAAGAATACAGCAATTGAAGGACGACTTGGAGATAAACGAGGAGATGTTGAAGCTGGCAAACAAGAAAATCAAGGGAATATTCGGCTTCAACTTGACACATGGCAAGAAGAAGTAATAAAATGCCAGGACAATATAGCTCTAAGAGCAGGAAGGCAGGTGGGAAAAAGCACGGCGATAGCAGTAAAAGCATCAAACTACGCAACATCAAACCCAAAGCAGTCTATTATGATTATATCTGCTACAGAAAGACAAGCATTCCTTCTATTCTCAAAGGTATTAGGATACTTACACGACAACTTCAGAAGCTCAATAAAGATGGGCAAGAACAGACCTACAAAGTCAGAAATCAAACTAACAAATGGATCTATTATAAGGTGCTTACCGACTGGACTGGATGGGTTAGGAATACGCGGCTATACAGTTAATCTGTTAATTGCAGATGAGGCCGCCTTTATCCCTGAAGCAGTCTGGCAGGCAGTCACTCCCATGCTTTCTACTACAGGCGGTAAAATCATACTTCTATCAACCCCTTTTGGAAAAGATAACTATTTCTACCGCTCGTATTTTGATAAGAACTTCAGGACATGGCATATAAACGCGGAGATTGTTGCGGATTCAAGACCAGAACCCCAAAAGACCTTTATGAAGGACTTTCATGAGAAGGAAAAAGCCAGAATGACCAGATTGCAGTATGCTCAGGAATATTTGGGGGAGTTTGTTGATGAACTCAGGCAGTTGTTCTCTGATGACATTATAGCAAGGAGCTGCACTTTGAAGAGACCAGATATGCATTCTCCATACAGAGATTACTATCTGGGCATTGACATAGCAAGATTAGGTGAAGATGAAGGGACTTATGAGATTATAAGAAAGATTAATAGAACTAACATGATTCATGTGGAGAACATAATTACCAAAAAGAAGCTCACTACAGAGACATTTGACACCATAGTAAGATTAGAATCCCAGTGGAACTTTAAAAGGATTGGGATTGATGCAGGAAGCGGCTCTCTGGGAGTTGGCATTTTAGATTTCCTGTTAAGAGAGCCTACTGTCAAAAGAAAAGTCATAGCTCTTAACAATCTCCAGAGACAATTAGACCATTTGGGGGAAAGAAAAAGGACTCTGCTTAAGGAAGATATGTATATGAATATGCTTGCCCTGATGGAGAAGGGAATATTGAAATTGCTTGATGATGATGAGATTTGTGCATCCTTGAAGTCTGTCCAATATGAGTATGTTATCACAGAAGGCAAGAAAACATCAGTCAGAATCTTTGGGAATTACACTCATATTGCAGAAGGACTGATTAGAGCGGCCTGGGTGGCTAATCAGAAAAGTTTAAATGCCTTCATAGACTGGATATAGCATGAGTTGGACATTATGCACATCAGGAGCAGCAGTTTACAAAGCTGGAGAGCATGTTAATTCCACAGTTTCAGGTTCAGGTGTTATACTTGCTAAATGGAGTGATGAAGCTGAAGGAAGGATTGAAACAGAAACCAGAAGAACCTGGGTGTCTAGTTACTCTACGCTTTCTGATGGAGTGAAAGGCATATTGTCTGATGTCTGCTCTTCTCTTATAGCTATGAAAATCATCTCTTATGATACAACAGGCTACCTTTCAAGAGAGGCTGACATACTTATGAATGTTAATGATGACATAGTAAGCAAAGGACTTTCAATACTCAAAGACTTTAAATCAAACACTTTACAATCTCCTTAAAATGTTATCCAAGAAATATGCAAGTCAGGGAACCGCAGTTGCAACGTTTGATTATACAGATATAGCCTCAGGCACAGGTTACTCTATCTTTTATGGAGCAAATGCTGCGGACGGCACAATTTCAGGCTCTTATATTCTTTCAGATAACGTTTTTTATTCTAACAAGATTACCACTTTTGCAGAGATTACTGGAGGAGTTAAAGTAAAGGCTATAGGCATGGATTTTGATGTCTCGTTTAACATGCCCAGAATCATAAAAGGAGATATGATTATCTCTGTTCCTGTAGGAGTTGGAAGAAAAGGAGAAGAAACAGGGGGGACATTAACCTGTAATATTTCAGGTTCAGTTATCCTTTATGACGGAACAAATGAAACAACTCTTGCATCATTCAGAAGTACGGATTTTGCTGCTGATGATACTGTGGGTGCTAATAATTATAAAGTATTATCCACTAAAGTCCCTATCACTCAACAGCATTTTAAAGGCGGAGAAATCCTAAGAGTATCAATAGAAGGATGGGGAAGTATAAGTACAGGTGTTACAAGATATGTAGCAATCGGGCATGATCCTAAAAATGTGAATGACCCTGAATTAAATCTGGCAGGAAGATGCATATATAATAGTATTACATCAGCTTTCGGTCCTACAACTATGGAGGTTCATGTTCCGTTTAAGATAGATTTATAAAATGCAAACAGACATAAGACAGACAACCAGAACAGATTTGAGCGGCGGAGTTCCAGACTATTCAGTTGATACCAGAGCAACTGAAAGTGTTGGAGAGCAGGACGAGACTTATTGGGATAACTCCAAATGGACTCAATACTTCGGATATTACAAGCAAATCCCTGAATTAAAGAAGGCTATTGATGCTCTTGCTACCTGGATTTTAGGAAAGGATTATACAACTGACGCAAGAACAACTGCAATATTAGAGAATATCACAGGCTGGGGGGAAGACACTTTTAATTCAATCTTATGGAATCTGATTGTGACTAAGAAGGTTGCTGGTGACTCTTTTGCTGAGATTATAAGAAATCCAGATACAGGAACTCTTATTAATTTGAAGACATTAGACCCTGGAAGCATCAGGATAATCTGTAACAGGAAAGGAAAGATTAAAAGATATGAACAGAGAACTAAGACAGGGACTAAAGAAGTCACAAGAAGATTTGACCCTTCTGAAATCCTGCATCTATGCAACGACAGGATAGCAGACGAGATTCACGGAACTTCTGTTATTGAGGCTTGTGAGTGGGTTATCTTGGCAAGAAATGAGGCTATGGCTGACTGGAGAAGGATATTGCACAGGGCAACAATAAGAGTTTTAAGAGTTGATGAAGATGATAAAAGTCGTTTGGCAAATCTGAAAAGAGATTATGCAGAAGCTATAAAGAAAGGGGAAGTATTGATAATACCAGGAAAACCAGCAGATAGCGCTTTTGAAGAGCTTACACCACCTCCTTCAGACACCTTTATAAGCTGGATTAAATACTTAGAGAATTTCTTTTATCAGGCTCTTGGAGTTCCTAAAGTCATATTAGGTGGAAGTGAAGAATTTACAGAAGCATCATCTAAAATAGGATACCTGACATTTGAGCAGGTCTATACAAGGGAAGTCACAGAATTAAAAGCTGACTTATGGAACCAACTTGCTATTAGAGTGGAGTTTAACAAGCCTGCAAG